CAAAAGAACGCCTGTCTCCAGACGTTCTCTATATAACATTTATGCCACCTGCTTAAATTGTTCTATCGCAATATCGCAAACAAGATTTGCCACCCTTATTGCCTTTTTATTTCCAACTTCTATCAATTTATCAATCCATTCTTTTCTTAACTCTTTGATTTCGACCTCATTCAACCCTTGCATTTCACAAAGCAGCTCTGATAATAAATCTTTTAATTCATTCATCTACGCCACCTCCTGATAAACAACTTTACACTTGTTAATCTTTCCATTGGATAACTGATATTCAATCATGGTAGGATATCCATTAGTTTCTAGCCATTCTTTTATTTTTCGGAATACGCTGTCCTTATACTGAATTGTAACACCATCATGCCCATTTCTACTGTACGCTGTTTTTACAATTTCATCTTCTGTTACATCCAATTTCTGAATAATTCCACTAACAGCCTTGTCATGTGGTTTCCCATTATTGGACATAATTCCTAACTCTTTAGCAATTCTCGTGCAATCCCATAAAACAGGAATTTCTGAAATCAAAGGTATATTGATTGGATATCCATTATCAGAATAAATCCGCACAACTTCTGCCGCTATGTACTTAGAGTCTACGCCTGCATCATGCAGTGCGCTTTTTACATTCTTAACCATTTGATTTACAGATGGTAGTTTTTCTCTTTTCTTAACACTTTCTTTCCGGATGATTCCATACTGAATCACATCTTCCATATCGTGGAATCGGTTGATGTATTTTGCTGTAAACTCTGTGCCTTTGATTCCTGTTAACTTGTGAGCAATGAACTCGCAGCCTTTCTTTGTAACATCAAAACATTGCAATACTCTTCCTGTTTTGTCTTTATATGTACTGTCTCGAAAAAATTCACTGGGCTCAATTTTGAGCTCAGTCAATTCATAAGTGTATTTTGCGATATCTCGTAATAAATTCTTATGTCTCTTTTCAACCATATCTGCGACTTCTAAACTACTAATTGTCTGTTCTGTCATTTTTAAATCATTCATTCTGTTGCCTTTCTTCCATAAATTGGATATTGATTTTTGCACCAAAATGAAGTAACATTATAATAATGATACCTTTTTGGTGTTATCATCTGGGAATAGCTTGTACCGGCCAAAGTATTCAGCTGTTCCCTTTTTTTGTTTCTAAAGTTCCTCATTTAATTTGCGTATCCCTTCACGTATCGCTGCTGATTCACTCGTTCCATACTTGCGACAATATTCTATAAGTATGCTATCCGTTTCCTCATCAATTCGACACTGAATTTTTCTGTTTTTAGGATTTCTGGTGGGACGTCCTCTTCTTTCATGTGCTAAATCTTCAGTTTTCATTATCTGTATTCTCCTTTCTACTATTTTTCGTAATTATAATATCACTATTTTTCGTAATAGTCAATACTCTTTTTCGTGTTTACAAATATGATTTTTCGTGTTTTAATTATAATATAAATATAAAAGGAGGTGCTTTATGGCATTTGGAAAAGAATTATCTGATATCCTACACCAAGAAAATATGACTGTAAAGGAATTGGCTGAATTAGCAGATATTCCTGTTACTACCCTGTATTCTTTAATTAAACGTGATAACAACACAGTTAATTTGGATTATGTACGTCGCATCTGTGATATATTAGGATCTGATCACGCAAGTCAATTACTTTCAGCTGCTAATCTCTCCAGTTTCATCAACTCTGACGTTACTGCTGCGGTTTTAGCCAGTGGCTCAAAAAGTCCTAACAAACTCAGTGTTAAAAATATCTACACAAAGGAAGAAAAATTACTCCGTCACTATCATGCCTTAAATCCAGAAGGTCAAGATTTATTACGTCGCTACGCCAGGGATTTATATGATCTTCCACGCTATAGAAAGGGAAAAGATTAACCATTGCACAGAGGCTACTTCAATAGTTTTCTGTGCTTTGTCTTCTCCTGCATTTGACTCTAACACATTCTATTTTTTTGTCAAATTTCTTACTCTTTTTTGACATTTTCCATTTGTGCAAATCTCATAATCTTTTTTAAGTTTAATTCCTATTTTTGCATCACCTTTGTGATGCATTTTTCTTCTCAAAATTCTCGATTTACGCATCTTTTTTATGCACATTGCAAGAATTTGACTTTTTTTACAATATTCCTGACAGATCACCGCCATTTAGCAGTATCTGTGTTATCTCATCCCGTCTCTTCTTCTCTTCTTTACTTATATCATCCGGAAGTGCATAGATCTTTTGCATCTCCCTTATCCTTTTTCTCTGTTCTTTGTCAAAATTCTTTAACTCTGCCCCACGATATCCGATAATCTCGCAAATCTTACAATCATCATGAAGGGCACTGAATAGCGACATAAATTTCCACCAGTGCAAAAAATCAACCTCGAACAGATCAATCTTATAATCCTGCATAAACCCTGCATTGATATAATCAAAATCATATTCAAAGCTGATCACTTTTTTCTTTGTTTTTGTTTTTGATTGTTTATCTTCCTTACCACAGGAATAAAACCACAGCATTTTTTCCATAGCTTCTTCCAGATCATCCGGAACATTATCTCTATAAAAGAGTTTTAGTGCATCATAATATTTTGCATTTGCGATCGCATCTTTTTCTTCAATATCGATTTCTTTCATCATTTCTTCTGCAAACTTCTTTTGATCATCTGTAACTTCTTTTCCAAAGATAATCTCTTCCACATTCATAATTGTTCTGAAATCAGCATCAATCTTATATGTTTCACTCCCGATATCTACTGACACCGGGAGTTCTCTTCTGATCATTCAGCTCCAATCATCTTGTGCAGATCATTGACTCTCTTTGTATGACCAGCTAACTGTGAATCTCTGATAGAATAAAGCTTCTTAATTGCTTTCGTTCTTTCTGTCAGATCATGTTTTGATGTAAAGATTTCATCAGCGGTGCCATTTCCAAATACCTCGTCAAAAAACTCACTAATGATTTCTGACTCATACGCCACGCCTTCTGCCTTGATTTTTCCATCTTCTGCATTCTTCTCTTCGTACTCACCAAGTTTCTTCCACATTTCCTTTCCTGCATCACTAAATTTTTTCATCATGTCCGCATCCAGGAAATTAAATGCGAGCTTCTTTCCATTCCAAATAAACATATATCTTACTCCTTAATTCCAATTTCAAGCTTCGCTTTCGTTTACTCCGTTGCTGAATCCGGTGTAAATGTCTTTGCCTTTGTATCAAATTTACCCATAACAGGATCTCCTTTGTCGTGAAGTGTCCCCTCAACCTGTAATTCTCCGTCATTATCAGAGAAACTTGAAATTTCAGCAGCTACAGTAAACATACGTGCTTTGAATACTGTCCCAGTGGTATCTCCCTCTGTTTTTTCATCCAGATCAACGCGAACAAATTCACGTTCTGCATCCGCTCCTGTTTTTCTCTCTTTACCAATGCTGACTAGATCTTTAATGACCTTTTCACTTGGAATCTGATCGGCTGTAAATCCGTGCTCACCTTCATAGCTTGTAATGCTTGATGTGGATGATTTATCATTGATATATTTTTTACTTGTTGTCTGTGCTCCTGGATCTTCATTTAACTCTGTAAAACCAGTTCCCATAAGTTCGAAGTTTTCTCCTACTTTTAAGTAAGAAGCTTCCTGATAACGCTGTTTTACTGTTTTACTTGCTGTTTCTGCCATTTTATATTCCTCCTAATTTCTGATAATAAATTAACTGACACTGAATCTGGTATTGCGCTTTTGTTGCATCTGCGTTAAACACGTAGCCATTTGTCAGTGCCTGTATTTTAATTGCTCTTTTTCCTTTATCCATTTCCGGAAGTTCGTTATTGATCGTACATCGTTCCAACCAGTCTGAGAAATCTTCGTAAAACTCCGCTACGTCAATATTCTCTGCAACGTCTGCCCCGAAGTATTCACGGCTCGCCAGGACAAAATTAAAACGGCGTTCTGTGTCACCGTTAATATATCTTTTTTTAATTGGCTGTGATGTTACGGATGCTTCGATCGCATAACTTTTTGTATCCTCCGGAAGATGTTCCACGCCCACCAGATCATCAAATGTAGACAATCCTGGATAGTCCTGGATAAATGCCCTCACACTTGCGATCACACTCATTCTGCTTTACCTCCTACAAAATCTGCAACAGACTGGACAATCTGATCTCCATTGTCTGCCCAACATCTTTGATCCCATTCTTTTCCACGGAGTCCTTTTCCGCCATTTTCATGGTACTGTTTCTGTGCATATGGAGTTACAAACTGGATTGAGTCCACGTTCTCTATTGCAGTATCTTTTAATACTCCGGTCAAGAACGGAACGTATGGATCCATCTTTCTTCGGAACTCTCCGGTAAAAAATCTTTGTGCAGGTCCACCAACTTGAAGACCTCTTGTCTTTAAGATCTGATCTGGCGAAAGTTCGACTTTAACCTGTGTTCCCATTTAAGCACCTCCGATTCTCCAATGTGGTAAACTTCCTCTCCTGTTATCCGAAAACGATAATACCTTTCCCGTGTACTGCTGCTTTAAAAATTCTGATTCTTTCTCAAAATCTTCTAACAATCCTTTTCCAAACAGATCTCCGTTGTTGATTGTCCAGTACCTTTCTGCCTCTTCTACAGATAATTCCCGATACTTATCTGCATCGATATATTCTTTTCCTTCTGTGTCCGCAGATGAAGGAATGCGGATTTGATACAGATCAGCCGAGTTAAGCCCTTGATCTGTAACATTTGTCTGTTGCTTTGTGTAAAAATTAACACCTTTGATCTGAGTCTTTAAATAAATCTTTCGTGCTGTCTTTTTATCAATTCCATGACTGTTATAGATCGTGAAGTCTGCATTTGTCATCATAAGGCCCACACCCCCTGTACAAGAGTCCTGTATGTGCAAGATAAGGATATGCTGCTTTCTTACAACGATGTTCCACAGTACCTGTCGTTTTGCTTTCGCTTGTTACGAAACTAACACTGTATCCGTCATTGTTTTCATTCACAACCTCTCTTCCTGCATCATCTTTTCTCATCACATCCTGGTACATCACATCAGCTACCGCACATGTGGCCAAACTTACTTCTTCTTGAATTT